GACCTTACCCTCGATGCGCTCGAGCCGCTGCTCTACGGCGTCCATGCGGGCTTCCAGTGCCCCGATCTCTCGCTGTACCTGCACGTCGCTCACAGCCGCCTCCCGATGAGCAGCATGTCCAATCCCTTGTTGCCCTCCGTCTGGCCGGCGTTACTGCAGTGTCGCTCGCGCACCGCCGAGTGCCCGCTGCCGAATCTGTAGGCGACGGTGAGCATGAAATTCGCGCGCGAGCCGTTGCGCCGGTCGACGTGATGCAGCAGGCACAAGCCGAGGCCGATGTCGAATCGACCGAATCCGTCGATCAGCATGAGCCCGAGCGCAGACTGCGGACGCATCCCGTCGCGCTCGCCGATCAGGTGCAGCGACAGCATGTAGTCGGTATCCGTCGGCCCGGCGTCCGGCCAGTTGATCGCGAAGCCGAGCACGGGCGCCTCATGGCGCACGACGGTCGCACCGGCTTCGACCCAGAGCTCCGGTTCTGCCGCCCGGCAGCGCGTGGCAAATGCGGCGAGCAGGAGCGCGACAAACAGCCAGATCGGCCAAGTGGTGCGATTGCCAAAGAGTCTCATTTTTCCCCGTCCTGTTCCTGCGAGGCCGCCGCGCGCAGATGCGCTTCGATTTCCGAGATGTCCTCATCGAGCGTCACAAGCTGCGCGCGCAGGCTGTCGAGCGCTGCGAGGCGCGCAGCAAGCTCGCTCTCGGCGACGGCGATGTCGGCGGCGAGCTTGGAGCGCTCGCGTGTCTTTGCCTCCCAGCAGGACATCAGTGTCTCTCGCAACAGACTGTTGATTCGATTCCGTGCGCTCATCTGTAGGGTCGTCATGCGTCTTACTGTGTTTCCTCATTCCGCTACAGTTGCGTCGAGTGTTACCGTGGACGAGGTGAGAACGACTCCATCACTGGCTCTGCGGATCTCGATCGTGAGCACGAGTCTGGTCGTACCGGGCACGTTTATGGTCCTCTGAACCCCCCAGATACGGCTCGTGCTGAAATCCAACCACGTTCCAGTCGCAGATGAACCGCTGACTGGGCTGCCGGACACGACCGTCGCGCGAATCTGGTACGGCGACATATCGGTACCGTCAGACACCCAGTTACCCGCGTAAACGAACGGTCCGAACGGTATGCCCGACGTATTGGCCGACCCATAACGGCCCCAGAATGAGCTGGGGGAGTCACTGCCGAGAAACTGGATGGCCGCCGTCGGATCGTGCGGCGAGACAACCTCATGATTGATCAGAATCGTCGGCGGCAACTGTACGCTGGAGAAGAACGGGCGCCACGTGCCACCGACGCCGACCCACATATTCTCGATCTTGCGCCACGTGCCACCGACGCCGATGCGTTGCCCGCCTGATGTGGCCTGCCGCCACGTTCCACCCACTCCGACCCAGAACGGCATGGCAACGTCTCAGCTGTACTGAATCCAGATATCGCCATTAGCCGGGGTGCCGCTGGCGGCCGACGTGGAAACGGTCACGGAGCCGCCCGCATTGGCGGGGCTGGCGTGCGAGAGGAAGCCTCCAGCGTTAGATGATCTCGGGCGAATATTGAACGTCCACGTGCTGAGGATCGTCTCGGGTTCCGCGATCGCGGCGAATGCGCTGGCGTGTTGTCCGTCGAGCAGATCCGCATCGAGACCGGACCCTGAACCATCATTCCCCGCCGTCCAAATAGTCGAGCCGTTCACTAGTACGCTTGGCGCATCGAGCCTTATGGTGTTGCTGCTGATCAGGCGCAGTGCGAAGTTGTTTTCTGCCGAAAGCGCGATCGTCGAGCCCAGGTTGTTCGCTTCGAGGAAGCCGTAGCGTATGGTCTGGGCTGTGTCCCAGAATGAGAGAAAGTTACCGCTGCCTATGAAGCGCAGAAGTTCACCGTTGCCTTGGATGTGTTGCCTTCCGGTGAAAGAGTTGTTGCCAACCAGTCGCGGAATGTTGCTCGACAAACGCGCGTCCGGCAGTGTGCCGCTGGTGAGGTCCGATGCGGAACCGCTGATGGCGACCGCCGCGAGCCCCGTGAGACGTGAAGCAGCGAGCGACTGATGCCCGGTCATGATCCACTGGCCCGAGCCGAGCGATCGGAACGTGAGCACGTCACCTGGGGCCGTCTGCCAGTTCTTCGCGCCGGGAAGCTGGATGCTGGAGCTGTGGACGATGGTCAGCGAGCCCGTGAACCGCAGTTCGCGACGAAGGCCCGCCGCCGCGGTTCCGAAGCTCGTGATCGTCGTGGTGCCTGTGATCTCCACGCTCTCGGCCGCAGCAGATCCAATGTTGGTCGTCGAGGCTGAAGCGATCGACGCAGGCGCGAGCGCATTCGTGGATCGCACGATCGCCTGAATCGATCGCAGGTAGTCGTCGAGCGTGTTGCCGATCGGATCGGTGCCCTGAGGACTGTTGCTGGCCGCAGTGAGCGACAGGTCGGCCATCGTCGATGGAACAGGCATCAATACACTCCCACTGGAATACGTCCGAATCCGTCACGTGGCATATGTCAGACGGCCCTTGAATTGCCGCGGTACGTCAGAATATCCTCGGCGCCGGAGGTAGTAGGATGGACGCACTCGGCATCATCGTCCGGCCGCTCGCCGCGCTGGCGCTTTTCGGCTCAGCGGCCTTGCTCGCGTGGTGGCTGAAGCGCTTTATCCCGGAAGGGCGGATCAAGCGCATCCTGTACAAGCCCGAGCACGTCACGGACCCGAAGTCCAACGCCTTCTGGTACCTGCTCGTCGCCACCATCGTGCAGTTCGCGATCATCTTTTGGTTCCTTAGTCGTTAGTCGCCGCCGCGAGCAGCGAACGCGCGTAGCGGCCCGTGACGTTGCGCGCGGGCTGCGGTAGCCGCTGCGTGCGCGCGAGCGCTTCGGCCAGCCGCCGCTGGGGGGCCGTTGCGCCGGCGGCGATGCGTCGGCCGGTCTGCGTGCCGACGAGCGCGCCAATCCCGCCGAGCGCCGGAAGCACGAGCGCCGGCTGCATCACCGCGCCGCCGATGACCGCGCCGAGCCGGCCCATGCCGGAAAGGCCCGTGCGCGGAACGTTCGACTGGAAGACCTCCATCGCCGCTTTCGACAGGTCCCTGTTGAGCCCGCCGCCGCGGGCGTACTGCAGGTCACCCGTGGCCTCGGCGATCGCCTGCGAGACCTGATACGGCGTCGGCCCGCCGGGGCGGTCCTTCGCTTTGCGTGCCGCCGAGCGCACCACGGCGAACTGCGCGAACTGGCGGTCCGTCTCGCGCAGCGCGCGAGAGACATCCGACGGGAGCTGACTTTCGATCGCTTCGGTGACCTTCTTCTCCGCTTCGCGGAGCAGCGCTTGGCGAGCGCGCGACTCGACTGTATCGCCCGCCTCGTCGCGCACGGCCTGACGGAGCATCGAGCGGAAAGTCAGCAGGTCATCGCTCGTGAGTCCCTGCCTACTGCGTCGCGCGGACTGGATCATCTCGTTGAGCGTGCCCTGCAGTTGCTCGGCGATGTCTTCACGCGCTCGCTCCGTGAGCCCAAGCCTCGGCTTCTTCGCGATGTCCGCGAACGCCTTGGCGAGCGGCACGTCCTCGCCGGTCTCGCGCATGATCTTCGCGCCGACCGGATAGCCCTTCACCACGTCGTATGCGGTATCGAAGGCACGCGCCGCCTCATCCACCAGCACATTGAAGTCGTCGGCCCGGCTCGTGAGCGTGGCGCCGGGCGGCATCGCGCGCTCGACGAAGCGGCGATTAAACTGCCGCATGGCGCCTTCGCGCGCGTTCTGGATCACGTCGCCGATGCCGAGCGTGCCTTCGAGCGCCTGCTCCATGCGGTTCAGCACGCCGCGCGGGTTCATCTGCCCAGGCGTCAGGTCAATACCTTCGGCCAACAGCCGCTCGGCTTCCGGTGTACGCTCGACACCGCGAGCCACGCGACTGACACCGCGCGCCGCCGCCGGCAATGCCGAGCCGAGCGCAGCGCCGGTGAGTGCACCGGATAGCCGCTCGCCTGGGTCGGCCATGATCGCGCCCTGCGCCGCACCTTCTACTGCGCCGCGACGAATCACACCCCCGACCGCCCTCGCCGCCGCGCCGCCGAGTTTCGTGAGAGCTCCCGTCGCGCCCGCCATCGGGACGGGCAGGGCGGCCATCTCGCCGATGAAAGAGCCGGCTTTCCCGGCGCCGGTATTCATCAAGGCTTGATCGATTCGCTCGGCCTCTCTGAGGCCCTCGTCGCTTGTGTCCATGCCGAGCACAGAATCGACGCCCGCGAAGTTGGCGATGTGCCGGCCGACGTTCGCTATGCCTCGACCGATGCCGGCGCGCAGGAGATCCAGCGTGCTCATGCCCTCGGTGGGGTTGTACTCGTCGCGCGGCGCCTGCTGCATGGCGAGCTGCACGGCGTAGCGGCCGAGCCGATCGGCCGCGTCCCTGTCGCCAGCGGCGAGGGCTCGCTCCCGCGCGGCGCGCACCTGTTCAAGCGTGTAGGTCGCCATCACTGCACTCCGTACTTCTGCATGAGCGCGTCAATGTCAGACGGCGCATCGGACTGCTGTTGCTCGATGAGTTCCTGCGGCTCGGCGATCTTCTTGAGGTACCGCTGCACCCGCTCCAGGTTCGCGCGCAGTTCGGCCGGGTCCATGTCGGGATCGAGGTTCGCGACGGTCGCGCCGAGCAGGTCGAGCTCACGCTCGGTGATCGCACCGAGCGCGCCGCCGGTCTTCGACGCCTCACGCATCCGCTGCAGCTCTTGGAAGCTGAGATTTGCCTTTATCGTGTCGATCGTCCGAGCGAGCGAGAGAGCGTCCGTGCCTGCACCACGGAGGAACGGCATCTCCCGAGTCGCGCGTCCCACACCGCCGGCGGTGCGCCAGTCCGTCAGCTCCATCGCTCGATTGACAGCATCAAGCGTGTTGGACACTTGCTGTGCCATGTTCTCACGCGCGCGCTGATCGGACATCTGTTGCCGCGCCTGCTCGGCCGCGATCTTCTCACGCGCGAGCTGCGCGTCGATGTCCTGCCCGCGGCGCGTCGTCTCTGCGCTGAGCACCGCAGAGCCGCTCGGGCGCTCGTGGCGGAACAGCTCGCCGCGCTCGCGCAGTACCGCATCCGGGGTCGCGCCCTTCGGCAATTCGCGCACGATCTCGCCAGTGTCCGTGCGCATCACGCCGATACGGTCGCCGAGGTCAACGCGCTCGAGCGTTGGCGCCGACGGGAAGAGCCGCTGCAACGCCTGACCGGCGAGGAAATCGTGCACCCGGCCAGGATCCATCGCGCCGATCACGGCCTGCAGGCGCTGATCGCGTTCCGACAGTAGCGGCTGGCCGGTCTCGACATCGAGCAGCCCGGGCACCTCCGTCCCGGGGATCGGCCGCCCCGATGCATCGAGCCGGGACGGGCGTGGCTCACGCGTCAGCTCACGAAGCAACGTCTGATTGGACTCACGCAACGCGCGATCCCGCGCTTCGGCGAGCATCTGCGGGCCTACAGCGGCGCCGAGCTGCGCGCCATAGAGCAGCCCCTGCCCGATCGCCTGCGGCCCGCGACCGGATAACACTGCGAGCCCCGCATTCAGCAGCGACAGTTGACCGAGCCGGCGCTGATCTTCCGGTGAGAGCCCCGCCGGCCCTAGCAATCCACCCAGTCGTTCGAGGAATGCCATGTCAGTTTCTCACGCGCGGCATGAGAATCGGCAGGATTCTCTGAAGCGCCGGTAATACCCCAGCGCCCCTCGTCATCCAATCCCATTCACCTTCGACGAATCCAGCGCCTGGCGATACTCCAGCGCCCGGCGATGTTCCAGCGGCCGGCAATACTCCAGCGCCAGGCGCATAGCGCATCCCGGACAGAAAGCTGAATCCCGGCAACCGACCGATCGCCATGCCCGCTTGTAGCATCTGGAGCATGGCCCGGTAATCCGGCATGCCATCTGGAGTCATCGGCGTCTGCATGAACGGGCCGATGTTCCGAGGCCTGTTCTGCGCGGCGTACAACGCAGAGAGATTGCTCTGCGTCATGTCACCCTGCGTCGATGGCGCAGGCTCCGCGCTGCGCTGATCGATGTACTGCCGTAGAAGCTGACTCGGAAACTGAATCATGCTGTCGCCTTCCCCCTCGTGCGCTTCTCCAGCGCCTGAACCGCCCCGGTGAGCGCGCCGAGATAGTCGATCACGTCGATCGTCGGCTTGTGCGGCAGACCGAGATTGCGATGGAAGTTCTGCGCATACGTGCCGACGTGCTCCGCGTCGTCGCCCTTGTACCGCCAGTGATCCACTGGCAGATCGATCACGGCCTTGAGCGCCTTCTCAGGCGGCAGCGGCTTGCCCTTCTCTTTCACGCGCTCGTCGGAGAGCAGACCGCCGAGGCCGCCGAGCACTGCACCGGCAACCGTGCCGAGACCCGGGATCACGCTCCCGAGCGCCGCGCCGCTGAGCGCTCCGCCGGCCGCGCCCTGCAGCGGACTGATGTAGTTCGGATTCGGAGCGGTGATGTTCTGGAAGTTGCCCGTGATGGAATTGAGCGCATTGCCGAGCAGCCCGAGCTGATTCGCCTGCCAGTCGCGCGCTTCGAGGAACTGCCGCAACTGCGCATCGAGCTGCGCCTGATTGAGCTGCTGCGTCTGCTGCCCGACACCGAACAGCGCCTGTCCGGGCAGATATGCCGACTGGATCGTCTGCGGGAGCAGACCGAGCGCCTGCAACTGGCGGTTGCGCTCGGCATCGAACGCTGACTGCTGACGATTGAGCTGGTTCTCCACGAGACCCGCATTGCGAGCAAGATCCGATTCGGCAAGTGCCGCATTCCGCGCGATGTCCGACTGCGTGAGACCAGCGTTGAACTGCCCGGCCTGCAACTGGCGGTTGAGCGCGTTCTCTGCGAGCTGCTGCTGCGTCTGGTAGTCCGAAAAGCGCAGGCCCGTCGCCGTGCGCGCAAGCTGATCAGCGAGCGTCCGATTGGCCTCAGTCAGCGCTTCCTGATGTGCCGAGCCGCCGAACGCGCCGCCGGTTGCAAACTGCGTGTTGATGCCGGCAGCCGTCTTCCCGAACGCGCGCGCGATGTCCTCGTTCGCCGCGTCGATCATCTGCCCGAGATACGAGTTGCTCCCTGCATAGGGATTCGTTCCCACGCTCACGCCGGGCGTGGTCTGACCGATGAACGGATTCGTCTGTCCGAGGTACTGGTTCGAGCCAACCGGAGTCGTCGCGCCGAGATACGGATTGGCCGGCAGCGTAGCGAATCCCTCGCCCTGCAACGTCCTGGTGAGCTGATTCTGCGCGGCGGTGAGCAGCGGCTGCTGCCCGAAAGCCGCATCTTGAATCATCTGCTGCCCAACGAGCTGCTGAGGCGTGAAGCCCGCGACCATCTCGCCGGTGTATGGCGTATATGGCCTGTTCGCCAGCTTGGACGATTGAGACAGCAGGTTCTTGAAATACGGGACAGCCCACTCCGGAGGCTGAATCGTCTGCGTCTGGTTCTTCCCGCCGCCGCTCATGTGTCGATCCTGTAGATGATCTCCTGCACCGGAAAGCGCTTCATCCAGCCCTTGCGGCGCGAAGAGAACGTGATGCCCTTGCACCCGGCCTGCCGTGCCGCATTCCGGATGAACTGAAGCCCGTGCTCGAACACGTCTTCGTCACCTCGCGAGTACGCGCACCACACGTGCATGTCCTGCGCTCGCGAGAACTCGCGCCGCAAGACCCTGAGCACGAGGAATCCCTCCATCCCTTTCTCGCCCACGACGAGAACGAGCTGCGCCTGTCCGCTCCTGAGCGCGTGGTAGATGTCCTCGGGCAGCCAGTCCTCCGGAGACTTCTCCAGAATCTTCTGTAGACCAGCCTTCACCTCGCTCCACACACCATGAAGCGCCTCGGGATGAATCGGTACGATGTCCACCATTCAATTGCCCGTCAGAAATCTGCATTGCACCCACGTGCCCGGCATGCCTCCTGCCACGCACAGCCAGCCGAACACGACGTACTTGCTTCCGGGGCTGCCAAGCTCGGACGGCTGCGAGTTGCGGACGAAATCGCCGCGCGCCCATGTTCCCGCCGATGGCGGCGCCGTCATGGCCGAGTGGATCGCCGCAAGCTGCCCTTCGGTGAGCCCGTTTATCTGCCGCGCGTGCTCTGAAAGTTGCATCGCCAGTTGGCGGCGCAGGCTTTCCACTTCCCGGCTACTCTGCACCGGAAGGCGCGGGTCGACTGAGAGCCTCATTCCTCGCTGTCCTCTGCAAGTGCGAAGTCCGCACCGTTGATGCTCACCAGCCCGGTCCACGACATCCGCACGCTGTGCCAGCGAGCGCTTCGCCGGAAATCGAACCGGCCGCGGCTCTGCGCGATGGTCGCGTCCTCATGACGCGGATCGCCGAGGCAATCGCGGTAAAAGTTGGTCGCGGCCGCCGTGACCGGCGACTTTCGATATCGCGGGGTCACTCGCGAGAGATGCGAGTAGATCACCTCATCGCCCACGTCGCCGGTTTCGAGCCACGACGCACCCGGTTCTCCGGTGAGCTGATACAGCCGGCACGTCGCACCGCCCGGATCGCGCAGGAACACGCCCGGTGCGCGCTGGCCGCCGAGCCAGAAAGGCGAGTCGTAGGCAATGCTCGGGAGCTGGTCATAGGTCGCGTAATTGCTGCCGAGCTGATCATAGGTGAGCTGCGCGCTGCGATACTCCAGCGCCGCAACGGTCGGCCGCGTGAACTTTCCCCACCGCTGCGTGCGGATGTTGTAGACGAGCGCGATATCCGGGTCATCGCCCGCCGTTGTGCTCGGGAAGTACCAGTACACCAGATCGCGCGGCAGGTCCGCGCCGCTGAACACGAGATGTCGATTCGCCTGCGAGAGATGCGCAAACAGCCACTCGCGCACCGGAGCGCCGATCGAGCGCGGAACCGTTCCGTCAAACTGGTAGATGTCATCCGTGCCGATGAAGTAGTGCATCGTGCCGACCGGCACGACGCACTCCTGCGAGGCGACTCCGATGGAGCCCGGCACTCGCTGCCACGACCACACCAGCGGGGGCCCGACATAGCGGCCGATGTACATCGATTCGTTCTTGTAGGCCACGACGACGTCGCCGAGCGGGTGCCCTGCCGTGATGGCACCCGGCGAATCGACGAGACGCCCGTTCGCACTCTGAGACGCCACCGATGGCGTCCAGTTGGACTGATCGTAGAGCGCCGAGCACCACCAGCCGTCCGGCGCATCGCCGAGCGAACCACCCGCGACGTTCAGCGCCATCACGAATCCGTTGCTCGTGACGAGGATCGACGCAGCAGGTGCGCCAGCAATGTCCGCGAAGTCCCCGCCGATCGACTGCTGGATGACCTGATTGCGGTTCGTCGCGAGCACCGCATTCCCGAACACCGCGAAGCGCCAGCGGTTGAGACCGCTGTATCCGCCAACGCGAGAGCGATCCGTCCACGTGCCCGCCGATGCCTCATAGAGTTTCGAGGCCGTGCCGGCAATAAGCCGGCGCGTCCCATCGAGCAGTTCTGCCACCACCGCGCCGGTGACGATCTCAATGGACCCGAGTCCGACATCCACCGGAGAGTTTCCGGCCGTCAGTCCCTGCGTGCTCGGGATGATGTTGTCGCAGTCCGTGACCACGCCATCGGCGGCCGGGTCCAGATCGGGCGCGAATCCCGCAAGGTTACGGCGCATCACGCATCCTCATGCGCACGCCGGGCCCGAATCGGGAGCGCTGGTCTGCTGCACGCATCCCGTCCATGTCGGCCTTGAATTGCGCCGCCCACACCGCGATACGCTGATCCGCCTTGAGGTAGGGCGCAGCCTCAAGCAGCGTCGCGTGCAGGTAGAGCGCTGGATTCTCCAGAATCAGCCAGTTCTGACCCTGAGAGAGCGGCGGGATCTTCGCGTAGTACGTCAGCGTGTACGCGGCATCGCCGGGCCCGCCGACGATGTGCAGATTGCTCCCGATTACCGCATACCCTCTCGGCACCCCAGTGCGGATCGTGTTCGGCCCTTCGAGGGGCACCGGGCGCAATTCCGGATCGCTGCATCCAGAGGGCACCAAGAGCTGGTGCACCTCGAGGAAATCCGCCGGAAGCGCGATCACGCCATCCGTCGCGTTACCAGACACCGTCTGGTGCATCTGGCGCACGCGCAGCCCCGGAATGTACTCCGCGCCGATCGTCCCGCCGAACATGATGCGCACTTCGGCGAGCTGGATCAGGTCGGGAATGACCGCCGCGAGGTCCGCTCGAGCGAGCCAGTTCGCGACAGCAGCCGAGAGAGTCTGGAAGTCGTTGATCATCGGCCCATCTTGCCGGGCCAGATGCGGAACGCCCGCAATTCAGGATCGTCGAGCATGCGTTTCTGCACCGACGGATCGCGCATGAACTCATCGAAGGCGATCCCGTGATCGTTGCACCACTTCTCGACGATGATGCCGGGCACCTCCGCGAGAACGCGCACGTCCAACTCGCCCGGAAGCTGGTGCAGCCTGGTCAGTCCACACGACTGCAGCGCCTTGCAGTGATCTGCAACCGCGCGCAGCGCGTCCATGTCCTCGCTCGCCTGATCCACGATCAGGTCATCCTGCAGGATGAGTTCTCGCTTCATTCGACTCCCCGAAAGGGCGCGCCTGTTGCCAGACGCGCCCTTTCTTGGCCCGATTACGGGTTGAGATCCCGAATAGCGCCGAGCGTAGATTCCTGATCCACGATCAGAGTCACTTCCGTGAGGATCTGCCACGCCTCGGCATCGCCAGTCCGCGCCAGCTCCATGGTCTGGAATGGCCGGAGCTGACCGAGCGCCATCTTGTCGTAGTCGNNGATGTAGGCCGTATTGACCAGCCCCGCGNCCGNGCCCGACATGACGCGATTCGGCACCACGCGAGTCACACCGAAATCGTGACCGTAGAACGTGAAGCTCGTCTGCAGACGCACGTTGCGCGGATTGCCCGCCGCGACCTCGTTCGTGCGCTGCACGTTGCCGATGAAGGCAGATACCTGCTGCTTGTGAGACGGACTCACGAGCAGCACGTCCGCGTTGCCGCCGTTCTGATAGACCGACAGGATGACGGCCTTCAGCATGTCTTCCGTGAAGTCGCGCAGCGTGCCCGCCGTGGGCGCGGTATTGGTCTGCGGGTTGGGAGCCACACCGCCTGTGCCGAGTGAGTTGTTGGTCGCGATCCATCCGTACAGGCCGCGCATCTTGCCGGCCGTGGACGTGCCGTCGTCCTGCACCGCCGTGGCGTTGCCGATCGCCGCCGCCTCGATGTCCTTCTTCAACTCAACCATTTTCTTGGTCTTCTGATAGGCCACCTCTGACGCACGGCCGTACTTCTTCACGGCTTCGGTGGAGCCGCTGATCTTGAAGCTGTCCGTGATGATCTGCGTCCGGTTGCTGTACTGACCGGGCTGCGAGACCGCCGGGAAGGTGGCGTCCGCACCTTCGACTGCCGCGTTGTTCGCATTCGGCGCACGGTACGTGTCCGCAGTCCACTCGTGCAGCTTCGCCTTCACCGGCCGACGCGCAATCGAGCTGACGAGCGGAGTATCGCTCGGGCGATAGTTATAGATTCGGTTCTCGACGTCCTCCGAAACACGGACGACGTTGTTAGTGGTAAGCGTAGCCATTGATATCTCCTAGATACCGCGTGCGGCAGCGAATCCAGCCAGCGCATGCAAATCGTTCGGGTTGCGCTTCAGCCGTTCGGCTGCCTTCATCGCGGCGGCGGACTGGCCGCCATCGTTCGGTTTGGCCGCGCCGGCTCGCACCGGAACGCGGTTCTGCTGCGCCTGCTTGCTCTTGGCCTGCCGCTGCGCGCGGTAGAGCGCAGCATCTCGGGCCACCAGCAGCGCGCGGTGGTCGTACAGGGTTTTCAGCTCGTCGGGCTGATACCCCATGCTGATGAGGTACTCCGCGATGAGCTTCTGCTCTTGAGCCGCGCGCTTCTCGTCGCGCCAGCTCGGGAGCTTGTCGATCAGAATCTGGCGCTCACGCTGAGCGTATTCCGCCGTCGCGCGTTCCTCGGCCAGCCTCTGCTGCTCCAGCAGTTGGGCCCGTGCGGCCTCGGCCTCGCGATAGCGCTGCGCCTTCTGCTGCGACTGCTGGAGTCGCGCGATGTACGCAGCCGGATCGCTCTTGGCGAGTTCGTTCAGCGCCTGCTGGTCGTCGAGAAGCTCCGCCTGCAGCACCTGCATCAGCGTTTCGAGCCGGGTGACGTAACTCTGACGTTCCTGCGCGACCGCCTGCACGAGTGCCTCGGCTTGGCGTCTGGCTTCCGCGACCTCCGCCGTCTTGCGACGGTAGTCGGCGTCCTTCATGTAGCCGGCGATCAGTTCCGACTTCTTCAGGCGGAACTTCTGGCCGCCGTGTTCGATCTCGAACTCCGGGTCGTCGTCGGACTTGGCCTTCTGCGGGCTGTCCTTATCGGCACCCTCGTCCGATTCGTCCGATTCGTCGGTCTCGGCTGACTCGTCGGACTCGTCGGACTCGTCCGCTTGAGTCTCCTTCGCCGAGTCGTCCTGCTCCGCGTCCATGTCGGCCGCGATCTCGTCCAGATTGAGGTCTTCTGTGTCGAGCTGCTCGGTGGCTTGGCTCTCGTCGTTCATCGCTTACTCCGCGTTGGGCGCGAACGTGATCCGGTTATGGCTCGATGAGCCGTCCGTCACTCATTCGCACGGTGAAACGGTCGCCACGGACGACCGGGCAACCGTAAGAAAGCGTCTGATACAGATCAGGACACGCACCCGGGAAGGTGATGCGCGTTGGCGTGCCGCGAAGCTTCTTCAGAAATTCCACGGCGTCCGCCCACGTGATTTCAGCCGATCCCGCAGCTTCATCTGCGCCAGCTTCCCGCTCGACACGACCGATTCCAGATGCGTCCGGACTCGGTGCAGCAGCTTCAGGGTCAGCCACAGCTTTTCGCGACCATCCCCGTCTCTTGCTGGACTCTGCTTCCATTTCTCGATGACCTCTTTCTCGATCGTCTCGAACGCTTCGATGAGCAGCGGATGAGCGAGCAGACGCTCCGCCTCCTGCGCACGCTGGAGTTCCTGCTCGGGCGTCACTGCACGCCTCCGATTTTCACGAGCCCGAGCGCCTGTTTGATCTCATCCAGTCCGTCCGCGAACTTCGCGATGTGCTGCTTGATGAGATCGGTTTCGGCCTTCATCTGCGCAATGCGCTCGTCGCTCTGAATCTGCATCTGAGCGATCATCAGCTTGACGTTGTTCTCGAGCTGCGCGCGCTGCTGCGCGGCCTGCGCTTTGATCTGCTCGGCCACGATGAGCGCCTGCGCGGCGGCCTGAGAGTCGTCCTGCTGACCCTGCTGCGGAGCCGGCGGCATGCCCGGCTGCGGCGGCGTGAAGAACTGGTCCACGTCGCGATAGCCCATCGCCTCGGCGAGCCGCGAGAGCGCCTTGTAGGCGTTCATCGGGCCCGCAAGACCATACGGCGCGACTCGCTCGATGAGCTGCAGCAGGAGCTGCAGGTTCGCGATCTGCTGCTGCCGGCTCGCCGTGCCGATGCCAACCGACACCGTCGTGTCGTAGCGGGTGCGCCACGCACGAGGGTTCAGCGTCATCCACCGCCCGTTGATCTTCACCTGCTGCGGCCGGTCGATGTTCTGCTGAGCGAGCTTGAGCATCAGCAGATACAACCGCGTGATGCCCGTCTCCGCGAACACGCGCGCGATCAGCTCGATACGCTGCATGCCGGCATTGAGCAGCGCCTCGACGCCCATCGAGCCAACGTTGCTCTTTGCGAGCGAATCCGGATGCAATCCCTGGTTCGGCTCGCTGACTCCGGTGCGCTTCTGCTGCACTTCATCGAAGTGCTGAATCAGCGTCAGGCCAGCGCCGCCGACAAACGGCACCGCGAGATCGCGAATCGCGTCCAGCTGCTTCACACGCACGAATCCGCCCGGTCGCGGCTCCAGCAGGTCATCGAGGTTCACCTGGCCGTCCACCACCGCCCGCATGGGCGTATTGGCGAGATAGACGTTATCGAGCACCTGCCGGATGAGCGCTGTCTTGATCTCCTGCAGGTCTTTCACCAGGTCGGCCACCGAGAGCCCGATGACCTTGTACGGCATCAGGATGGGGCAGAACAGCGCGAACGGATGGTCGTCGGTGACGTAGTTCTCGAGCACGACGGTGCCGCTCTTGACGATGCGCCGATACTCCGCGATCCCGTCGCCGTCGTAGTCCACGCGCAGGTATGCATCGACCAGCGTCACCTTGCGCTGACTCGGGTCAGGCGGGTCACGCATCTGCTCCCACGTTCCGTCGTAGTTTTCCCGCGCGACGCGCTCTGCACTGCCCTCCAGAATCGAGTCATCATCGTCGAGCGAATCCACCAGCTCTGCCGGGTAACCCATGCTCTTCAGGTCGGAGAGCGTCAGATCGTCGCGCACGTGCGCAATGAAACGCACGTCTTCAATCGAGCGCGCATCCCGCGCAATCCGGATTTCCTCCGGCGGAACCCCCTCCGCCCTGAGCACCGGCACCTTGCGCTTGCGCCGGAACAACATGTCATATGACATGTTCCCGTCCGGGCCCTGCGTCGGGGTCTCCGAGAGCAGCTCAAGCTCCGGGTCCGCGAGCAACTGCTCGCGCTCGATATCCGAGAGCCCGTTGTAGCTCTCTTCCCGGACATCCCACCGGAAGTCCGGATAGCACTTGATGACGCCGCGCCGACTGATGAGCGCGCTCTTGATGGCGTCATGGAGCAGCAGAAATCCCTTGTTCCTGCGGTAGATGAGATAATTCACGTACCGCGTGGCATCCTCTGCCGCGCCCTCTTCCTCGGGCGAGTCGGGCTCGAACCGGATCACTTCCTCGCTCCCGGCGAACATCCGCATGAGCGTTGGCATGATCCATTCGACTGTTTCGAGCACATCGCGCGAGACGACCTTGCTTCGACCCTCGACCTCCGGCGGCGCCAGATTCCCGACCTTCTCGCCGAGGTAATACTGCATGTTCTCGGCGGCCTCGGCGGACAGCTCGTCCGTGAGTCCGACCGCATCCGCGCACTCGCGATCGATCAGCTCGGCCAGTTCCTCGTCGGTCATCCCG